CCTGGTGGTCAAAATCTTGGAGAGATTACAGATATAGAATATTTCCAAAAGAAATTATATAGATCATTAAACGTGCCTGTAAGTAGATTAGAGTCTTCTTCTGGATTTAATTTAGGAAGATCAACTGAAATTACAAGAGATGAATTGAAGTTTACTAAATTTGTTCAAAGATTAAGAAAGAAGTTTACAGAACTCTTTAATGATATAATGAGAACACAATTAGTTTTAAAAGGTATTATTGCTGAAGAAGATTGGGCATTAATTAATCAAGCTATTAATTATGACTTTTTACAAGACGGTCATTTTGCTGAATTAAAACAAACAGAAATGTTAAGAGAAAGATTGGCATTAGCCAATGAAATGAGAGATTATGTCGGTAAATATTATTCTGTTGAATATGTTAGAAAACACGTATTGAAACAAAATCAAAGAGATATTGAAGACATTGATAAACAAATCAAAAAAGAAATTGATGACGGAATTATTGCTGCTCCAACAGCACAAAATTCTGATATTGATAATTTATAAGGAGTAAAATATGAGTGAAGAAGTAAAAAACTTTGTTGACGCCTTGGCTAACGCAAATAACGACCAAGCCGGTGAAGCATTTAAAGACGCTTTAAGAGCAAAAGTAGGTGACGCATTAGATAATCAAAGAAAAGAACTTGCTGGTAATTTGTTCAATGCACAACCTTTTAGTGACCCTAAACCAGAAATTGCTGATGCCGGAACATTTAACCAAGATGGAACGGTTGCTAGCCTTCAAAATGATGGCGAGGCAGAAATAGATTTAACACAAGATAATGAAAATCAGTAATATTATAAAAGAAAACAAGTTAATTGATTCAAAGACTTATAATAGTCTTTCGCCTTTAATGAAAGAGGCAGTAAAAGATATGTTTAAGATAATTGAAAACAAAGGCAATTTAATATTAAATGTAGAAAATGCTGTTGATAAAGTTGCTGAATTTCATAACATAAACAAAAAAGAATTATATCAATATATTGAAAAAGAAACAAACGAACAATTAGGAGTTAAATAAATGGCAACAGTTATCGCTAAAGGAGAGTTTGTAAACAATCCAAATGCAAATAATATTGGTAATGCTCAATTTGTACATTGTGTTGCTACAGGAGCTACTCAATCAGTTGTTGTAAAAAATGCTACTGGTACAACACTAGGAAACATTTACTTACACGCAGCTGGAGATTCAATTATTATTGAAAAAGCACCGACTGATACAATTACAATTGTTGACGGTCACGCTAGCGCTGTAGGTTCACCAAGAAGTTAATTATGACCATATCTACGACCAAGTTAGTTGATGATAGTTTTAAAATTATTGTTAACGCTAATGGTGTAGGTAGTGAAACAGAACAGAAACTTGTAGATGTTGTTAATTCAAACAATGCTTCAAGTGAACCAAAAGTTTCAATTGCTAACATACAATACGAAGTTGTTGGCACAGGAGATGTAACTGTATTTTTTAAGAATGATACATCAAAAAAAGTTATAGTAAATGGTAGAGGTAATTACGGCCTTAAACCTAACGAACAAAAAATTAAAGACGTAATAGGAGATGTTTTATTAACGAGTGACTCTAACGTAACAAAATATAATGTCGTTATAGAGGCACATAAAGAATCGGGTTATACAAATGGCTGATACAGTAACAACACAAACAATAGCAGATACATCTGGTGTAAAATTTGTAACTAAATTAACTAACTTTTCAGATGGTACTGGAGAAACTTTAGTACGAAAAGTTGACGCTTCAGAAACTACTTTTATGACCGAAGATGGTAATAGAAAGATTAGTAAGATTTGGTTTTCAGTTAACACAGCAAATGGTAAGTCTGGTGTAGAGTTAATATGGGCAGGTGCTACTAACGCTTCTGCTGTTTTTCTATCTGGTCAAGGTTATTGGGATTTAAGACCAGCTGGAGATGAAATTCCAAACAATGCCACAACGGCAACTGGTGATGTATTATTAAGTACAAGAAACTTTGCTAATGGCGATAATTATACAATTATTGTTGAGTTTAGATAAAAAAGTTTATAAATATAAGTAAGAGAGAGAAAAATGAAACTTATTTCCGAAGAAGTACAACACGCCGAATATCTTATTGAAGAAAACAACGGTAAAAGAGATTATAAGATTAGAGGTGTTTTTTTACAATCAGATATCAAAAATAGAAATGGAAGAGTCTATCCAAGAGAGATTTTGGTTAGAGAAGTGAATAGATATAATAAAGAATTTATCAATAAAAATAGAGCTTTTGGTGAGTTAGGCCATCCAGATGGACCTACAGTTAACTTGGAGAGAGTATCACATATGGTGAAAAAACTCTATCCTGATGGAAAAGATTTTATTGGTGAAGCAAAGATTATGGACACACCATACGGAAAGATCGTAAAAGGTCTTATTG